ATGTGCGAATTCTGGAAATCCGAAATCAAGATAATTGGTTTTGATGAAGTCTTTGGGGATTCCTTGCTGATATGCAGTTTTTGGGAGCACTGATAGAATTCCCATAACATATCCATGTTCTTCTACGAAGTAAGTTCCGGCTGAGCCTTTGTTGAAGGCAGTTCCGTTGCCTGTCATAGTTCCCTGTGTAGTACCAGTGGTACCTTGTATCGGACCCGTTGTATTTAAGAGTTCTGTCACTATAACGGGCGTTTTTAGTCCAGTAATATATTCCGGTCTCTGTAGACGTTTGTCTGAACTGTTTACATTCCAGTGTGCAATTAATGATTCTTTGTATCGGGTTCCGCCACGTGCGTTTTTTTCCAGCCATTCTTGAAGTTTATATGCTGCACGAAGATCGTTTATCGTGCCTGCGTGAATAACTCGGCCTGTGCCTGTTCCTGTTCCTATGAGTTCTCCTGTTGTAGTGGCTAGGGCTGGATCTGTCGGGAATCCTCCCGTATTATTTGTTACGAGCGTTCCACCGAGTGTACCTCCTGGCTTTTTTCCCATTGGGACTTCTACGGCTGCGCCTTTCTGCGCCCATGGTAATGCAGCTGTGAAGTAGTCATGTTCCCATGCTCTGTTTTTTATTCCGAACTGTGAGAGGTCGATGACCTGTATGCCGTCTGCTAGTGGAAGAGGTTCTGCGTTCGGTAGTTGCTGGTTTTGGTCTCTGTAGTATTCGAACCATATACGAGCATAAGCTGCGAATGGAAGTGCCGACACATAGAAGTTTGTTGTGGTTGGGGTATAACCGATCGTAGCTGTTGGGGGTATACCCATGTAATCTGCCAGGCGTTGGAACGTTGGGTCTTGTCCAGATGCTGAGAATACATCGAATTGTGGAAGTACTGGTACGGCTACTGATGAGCCGGGGAATAGTTCTTTTCCTGTTATGAATTTTTCCCAGTTAGGCCATAATATTCTGTTTGGTACGAAGAAGTAGTGTATTGTAGCGTCGACACGGTGCATAAGTGGTGCGAGCATAGGTGCTAACCTGATAAGTGTTTCTCCTGATAGTTGAATGTGATCTCCCGGTATACATGGCAGTGCCAGTGTCGGGATAAGCTCTCCCATATTACAGGAGAGCTTAACATCATGTGATAGATCAAACATCGATTTTTTGACCCTTGTTTGTTTGACTGAATTAAAGATGTTCATTTTTGAATCTGTGTTTTAGAGCTGTGAAGTTCTGATGTTGAATTTTGTGAAGTTCTTCGTTTTGTCCTGGAGTTAGAGCCTTATGCCCCCTCTGGAAACGAAGTAATTTCGGCTTTTGTGTGTTTTTCTGTGTCCGCGCATTTTTTTGTTTTTTAATTGGTGATAGTGCCCATACCAGTAGGAGTAGGCAAGAGAAGTAGGCCGCGATTGTTGTTGCGATCGATAGCATATTTTTTATTTTGATGATACATGAGCGATGATGGCGTGTAGTATTTTTGTTACCAGTTGGGAGTAGATAGGATTTTTTGGATCTGTGTCGAAGGTCTGTTGTTGAATATCGAGTTTTTTTAATTCCTTGTCTTTGTCGAGATTTTCTCCGATTTTAATCAAGTTATCTTTTGCGGCGCCATCGGCCATAGTCCGGATGGCTGCCTGCAATCCGGCTTGAACGCCTTGAGTTACTTGAGCTCCCTGAGTTGCATTTTCTACGAATGCTTTTACGCCCTGAATAGATGCGTTATTTGCTGCTGTGTTTTCCTGATCGTTTAGTAGTTGGAGTTTTTTACTACGTACATCGGAGCGAAGGTCGTCTCCTCCGGATGCTCCGGGTTCTGTAGATAGTTGGTTTCCCTGAAGTTTTTTTATATAAGTGTCTGCAATTTTGTTAGTTTCTTCTGCCTTCATGTTATTGAGTGATTGGGCTTTATTTGGTAGGTTATAGCCTGTGTCGAGAGCTGCCATCGTCTGACCACCAAGGTTCTGAAAGGCCGATAATGTATTCTGAGGGGAGAATGATGCTGAGGGGACGCTTCGAGGTTGATCTGCGTTTCCCGCAGCTTGTATGCCCTCGCCGTAGACAAGGTTTGGATTTAGGCCTGCTTGATTTAGTCTGGCCATTTGTTGTACCGGGGAGTTGTATGCATTTTGCGTGGCCACATCTTCGAGTGACCATTGACGTTGTTGATTCATTACGTTGGTGTTGTATGCTTCTTGTTCCCGGTTTGCTTTTGATTGTCCGAAGAGATTGAATATATCTCCGAGTAGTGAGGATCCACCGCCGATAACGGCTCCTAATGTAGATGATGGATCTCTGTAGAGAGTGATGAAGTTGAGTTTCATTTTTTTGCTTTTGAGGTTTGTGCTTTGTAACTGCTGAACGCATTTTACTTGTGCTTTTGATACGCTGACCGCGTTATACTAGTGCTTAAGATACGCTGACCGCGTTATACTTTTGCTTTTGAGTTGTTGACATTTGTTAATTTGATGATTTTTAATGTTTTATGTTTTTTTTTGATGTTAGTTGACCCCCTTAGTAGAATGAGATTTTATTTTTTTAATTTTTTTTGATCTTATTTTTTAGGGGGGTTTGGACTAACTGGCTATAATGTATCAAGGATTGATTATAGCTTTTGATGGTGAGAATAGAATTCTGCCCATTTAGATTTGATTTTTTCCATCGGGCCTACGGCCCTGTTGTGAGGTATTCCAGGCCCCGTCAGGTCGGGGCTGGAATTAATTTTTGTTTGCTCGGCCCCACAAGGGGGGCTCGCATGTTGCGCCCTATGGCGCTCCTGAGAGGGCCCCGAGGCCCTTTTTGCACCCGTAGGCCGGCTAAAGCCGTCCGGGGTGCTATTTTTATTTAATTCTGCCTCTGGCAGCCCCTCGCCGGGGAGGCAGGATTTGGATTTATTTAGTGGGCTCTGTGTTTGGTTTTTCAAGTTTGTTGAGTTGTTGAGTGAGTTGATCGATTTTGCTTTGCTGTTGGGTGGAATAATCCGTGGCCGCTTTTTCCTGTGCGGCTTTTCTGTCTTCTATTCCTTTAAGTTGTTCCTGTACTGTTTTTGCCAGACGTTGACGATCGACTAAGTCGAGCGTTTGTGGTGCTGGCATGTAATTGTTGAAGTCCGGGGTTTCGTATTTATTGTTATCGTAATCTCCGTCGAACTCGTTGTAGGAGACCATATTGTTGATAGGTTCTCCACGAGTGAATTTTTGCAGGATTTCTTGAATAGAGTAGTTCTGGTCAGGGACTGTATTACTGACAGGATTTCCTCTCTCCGGTTGAGTGTGCTTTTTGTAATTGTAGGGTTCTTGTTCTTGTGCGTAGTATGGTTCATCTGGAACGCTTTTGTCTGTGTGCTTGATCATAATCTGTGATTTTTTGGTATGAATGCCTTTTGCTCAATGTCCTTTATGGCAGTGAGATATTGGCTAATGATAATTTCATCCTGGAGGATGAGTTTGTAGAAATTTTCTGATTGTATTTTTTCTAAGTGCTCTGATATTTGCATTTTTTCTGCAAGCGAATATATTTTGTCCGCATAGTAACGAGGCATCGTTGTTTGAACGCCGCCTGCATTTGGGACATAGTACCTGTTTAGAAGATCCGCTTTGTGCCATGCTACGATTGCTGGGGTGAGGTAAGTTTTTCCGATGCCTTGAGACATATGACTAAATTCAGGGGTTCTGTCGTCTCCGTGAAAGAGTGGAAGTCTGGATGGCTTGCTAATGTATTTAAGTGTGTATCGTATTGATGCCCCACTAATAGTTCCCTGATGTATGTTGCCCCGGGGAGTCCGTCTGAAGTAATCTCCTGTACTCCAAGCTCGATGTATATACTGCTTCTGCGCATTGAACAGGATAATATGGTAGTGTGGACGGGGCGACGCTCTGTTTTTTGTCCCGTATTCTCCGGCGACATAGTAGGAGAAGGCTTTAGGTCTGGCAGGGTCTGGTTTTCCGTTTTTTCTGTTCCATTGTTTTTGTTTTTTGTATTCTGCATTGGTAATGTTTCTTAGAGATTTAAAGAAATGTTGTACATGTGAGTAATTGAGTGTTAGTAGTTTATTGTTGGTGAGAGTTGCCTGCCCTTCTGCGTAGGTGAGTGTGAGAAAAGTTGCCGATTCAACGTGTCGGGCGTGCCGTTCTAAACGACACACCCAACCATTGATCCGGTTTATTTTACACGCCTGGCATCGCCCACAGCTTACAATGTTATCATTGATCTTTTGCGGGTGGAAGCATTTCATTTTACCAACCGGGTGTACCATATTTTGGTAGTGGCCGCAGTGCCTTTATGTGATGAACTATTTGTATCCATAGGTGCTGTACCGTAGGAGTGGTTACTGAGAAGATTCTTGTTGTTGGATCTGATACGACGAATGTTGAATTGAGCGCTGGTGGAGCTGCGAATATTCGAGCCATGTGCCAGTAATTAAGCGAGGTTCTAAAGTCGCCTGCTGTTCTGTTGAGCATGAATTTGTATTCAGAGTAACGCGGAATGTATCCGAAAGTGGTTGCTCCGACTGCGTTTGTATATGCTCCGATTTCATTTTCATCGATTGCTTGTTCTCCGAGATGTGCGAATTCTGGAAATCCGAAATCAAGATAATTGGTTTTGATGAAGTCTTTGGGGATTCCTTGCTGATATGCAGTTTTTGGGAGCACTGATAGAATTCCCATAACATATCCATGTTCTTC